TAGAGTACATTTGGCACGTTCTCCACGCCTTCTGACAAACCCCCATCGTTTCATCAAACGCCCCTCTATTCTCATACAAGTGATTCACCTGGTCAAGTATTGCCGTTTTGAGTGGGTTGGGTAATGCGGTGAATCCGACATTATACACCGCACGCATTTTGTCAATAGCAGGGAACGTGATTACCGGATGCTTACCGCCCATGATAGTCTTATCAGTTAGTTCGGTGCCTGTGGTTACATCGTACAAAGTAATAGATGAAGTTATCGGGCCGTGCGGGAACTGAAACCACCCACCTTTATTGCAAAACCATACCTCGGCTTGCTTAGTGATAAGCGATAGCCCTGTGGCTTTCTCTATAATCATCCGGGCCGCACGAATCATTTCCGATATTTGCGCATCTTCTGATGTATGCGAAACACGAATGTATAATTTCGCCTCAGCAAGTGTTACCGGTTCGGAATAGCTTACCTCCGTGATGTTAGAATCAATTATGTAAGAGTAGTTACCCATTGCTCGAATTTTATTAGATTGTTTTCCGGCTGCAATTCATTTGCCCTATCGTATGCCTTATTACTGCAAATTTCGTAGTTTTCCTCCACATTTCGTATAGCCTGCACCCACTCATCTAATCTATCCTGTTTGCAGTACGTTGCAGCATCCCCACAATTCTCACGTAATCCGGGCAAGTCGGTGCAAATTACCGGAATACCGGATGCCATTGCTTCAGTTGCCGTTCGCCCCCATGATTCATAGTGCGATGGCATAAGTAGTATTCTCGTTTTGCGATATGCGATTCGTATATCTGACTGATTAGCCATAAACTCTACATTCGGCAACTCTTTGTATATCTGCTGCCCGTACCCGCCTTGTATGGCTAAGAATTGCCTATCCGGCATCGCTTCTGCAATGCGGTAGAACATTTCAGCACCTTTGTTATGATTGAGATTAATTAGGGTAATCTTATCGCCCTTATCCCCCCTGTAATGGTTGATGTCAACAGGTGGCTGCAGTACAAAGCCGTTGTTAGCATACTTGCATTCCTCACTATTCCAGTATGAATTATACACTACATTCAACTCCCTGTGTGTTCTAACGGATGAGTACATGAAAGTATTATGTGCAAACCAAACGGCCGGCTTCTTTGTACTCTTGCAGTCAATAGCAACATCACCTGCGAAATCTAATTGTGTAAAGATTACATCAGCCCATTCATGATGGAAGTACCAATCATTGCTTCTGTTGAATACGTGGATTCCATCGTATTCGTAGTTCTCATTATTCATCTTTGAGGTCATCACCTTTACAAGGTGGCCTCTGCTCATCAGCCATTTGTTGATGTTGTGGGCGTTCCATTCTGACCCAGATTTTGCCATTGGCAAGTAGCTCTGTACGTGCCACAATATGCGTAGTCTTTTTGGTGGGGTGTTTTCGCTCACGCTTAGAAATATGTTTCATGGGGAAAAAATAATGGGGAGAGTTTTACCCCTCCCCACTAAATTTAGATAGTAGCGTAAATAGAAGAGTTAGGAAGCATCAAGTTGATAGCCTCATAACATTCGATTCTTGCAGTAACCATGTTAGTTACGAAGTTGTTTTGATCTTCGTAAGATAACTCAATGTTCAAACCGTTCACCTCTACACGCTCAATAAATGAGTTGTCAAGTACCAAAGCACGGTTATTAGGAATCCAGTTAACGCCAACGATAGGCACGCCAACAAGATTCAAAGCACCGTTTGCACCGATACCTAAAGAACCTGCACCGAGGTAGTAACCATTGGTGAAAGATTCAATCAGCAAAGTGCTATAAGTAGCATTGCTCACGAAGATTACAGAAGGACTGAAATCAGCAGCACGCTGATTACCAATCAACTGAATTAAATCTCCGAGGTTGGTAGATGCAGAAGTGGTAGTTACACCAGTAGAGGCAGCCGATACGGTAGAGAAGAAAGAACTATTCTCTGCCTTAAAGAAATCACGAGTCAACAAACGTGGTAACGTTTGGCTCATGAATGGCAAAGATGCAAGCATTTGGCGGCTAAACTTGCTGAATCCGGCAATAAACTGATTAACAGTCTTAACCTCGGTCAGAGAATAGTTGTTTTCTTGCTTGAGTGAACCTTCAAGTTGTGCAGCGATGTTGTTCGCATTACCAGTAGCCTCACGATAGGTTACATACAAACCTGTAGGGCTTTGAACGGTAGGCACGAAATCACGCATATTTACCAACTGCGCAGGTTGGGTAGCTTGGCGGCTATTGTAAGTAGCAACGCTATCACCGGAAAGGTTAGTGGCCAAAGTAATAGTCTTTACTTCGGGCATCTCAATCAGAACACGGCCGTTCTTTTTGATTTCGGCTTCGATGTTACGGCCTTCTAACTTCTCGGATAATACTTCGTTGAAACTCTTTGCAGAATCAGGATTGCCGGCTTTTACCTTAGTGGTAAGGGCATCAAATTGATTTTGCATAACTCCTTTGAACTCGGCAAGGTCAGCAGCAGAAACTACTGAATCTAATTTGCTCTTAAGTTCGGTAACTACTGATTTAGCCTCGGCCGCATCAGTTTTTGCGTTGGCAGAATTTGCCAATACTTGCGTAAGATTATCTCCAATGGATTTTACCTCCGCAGCGATTTGTTCGTTTGTCATTTTAATGATTTTAACGAGTGATTAAATTGTTTGAGTGCTTCAAATACTATTGCATTCGTATCCGGCTCGACTGCTTTCGCTGCGGGTTGAGTGGTTAAATCTGAAATTGCTTTCTGTATTTGTTTTATTTCTATCTCTAATAAAGAGAAAGTTTCATCTGTAAATGTGCCATGCTTAAACGCCTTGAGTAGTTTTTCTAACCTACCGTTCAGCGTTTCCTGCACCTCTGCTTGTTCCATTCCTTTGTACATGGCTAATGTAGGCGTTTCGGGGTTGGCTGCCCACAATACCGCACTACCCTCGTATAACATCAATTCTTTGATTGTGCGGATGCCTGTAGAATTATCCATTTCGGATTTGATAGTGCTAAAACCGATTGAGTGCTGATTGATTAGATTAGCCTCATATAATTTCAGCATATCCTCCCCCATTTCCGTTTCTATAATTTCAGTAACGGCAATAAGTGCATTCCCTTCCACGTATAATTCTTTCGGCTTACCTAATGCGTACTTCATTGAACTTTTATGGTCAACCAATGACCATATCAGATTCTTACCAAGCGGCCCACGTTCCTGTATAGTCTTTGTAAATGCCTCCGGTACAATCACATCATTATCTAAATCCACATTGCCACACATAGCCCATACCGTTTTCACGTTACGTGAACGCACATCCATATCCTCGATGCCGTTGCTAATATCTTTAACCTGGTAATGCTTCATTTATCAAAGTTTGTAATTGCAAAAATAAGGTGTTATTCCATAGGTTCAACATATCTCCGGCCGGCCCACGTAACCCACCTTGTATGTCTACAGGTTTTCCATTGCTATCTCTTACTACTTCGAATCCTACCGTGCATCTACAATTACACACGTTACCTGCGCTGCCGTTCGGGTCTCCGGGGAACTCCATAATATCTATGCTGCGTAAACCGGGAACGGTAAACGGCTCATCTATTCGTGTAGTCTTTCCATCCATGTGTAGATGGTCATAATCATTGCGGGGTATTCTACGTGTGCGGTCATCGGTTATAGCTATCCATTCTTTAACGGTTAGTAACCCAGTTGATACCGCCCCAAGCATTGCACCTTGATTAGCTGCTCTTGTTGTTTCAGTACGTGCGATTAATTCAGCCCTGTAAATATTGATGCCTAATTTCTCAATCTCTTTCATCATTTGCAATATGCTCCACCCTTCTTGCATACCCTGTATCAATACTTTGCGGATAGTTTCCTTCGTAGTAGATGTAATGCCGTTGACTAAACTTGTTAGCCCTTGTTCTAAAAATAGTTTTATAACTGCCGCCCATCTTTGTTCAGGTGTCATGGAATCCTTTACACCTGCCGACTTGCGTATTTTGTCATAGTTGTACTTAGCCATTGTGATACCTGCATCGTTGTGCAGTTTGCGGATGTACTGCTTTAGCTTTTCCTCATCCGGCTGCTCACCTTTGAGTAGTGCCATACATTGCTTATCCAACTCACGCTTGATAAGCACCCTGTATCGTTTGCGATATGCGTTATAAAGTTGGCGGTACATCAATAGGCAGGTTAGTGAAATCATCAACGGGTGTCAAACCTTGCGGAATATACAACTTTTGATAATC